GTCCCCCCACTCCTTGACGAAGACTTTCTCGGTCTGGACGTCTACGGCTCCGAGGATGCCGTCTCGGGACAGGGCCATGGTTCTCCTAGCGGATGTCTCGTGAGATGCCGTCGAGGACGCGGTTGACCGCTTTGCGTGAGGCGGGGCCGAGAGGTCGCACGACGTGGAAGAAGTAGGGCTGTTTCGGCTGGTTGACCCACCGGTCACGGTGGCCGAAGACGGGGTGACGCCAGCGCTTCGTACCCTCGACAGCCTTCGGTAGGCCCTTCATGTGGGTGGGCATTTTGCGGCCGTCGACGCGGATCGCGATGCCCGCCTGCCGGCCGACGGTGCGGACCTCGAGCTTCGTGGCGCGCGACAGATTGCCGCGCAGGCCGGACGCGCTGTAGGCGCGCTTCGACGGGATGGAGCGGATCGAGTTGCGGACCACGGGAACGAGCGGCCGCGCGGCCGCCCGGAGTTCCTTGGCGAACCGCTTCTTGATCTCCTTGTTGTCGATGCCGCGCAGTTCGCGGGAGATGCGCCGCAGGTCGTTCCCGTGGCGCAGCCCCCACTCGCCTGCCATTACGGCACCGTGATGTTCTCGACCGGGATGCTCGTGATCGAGAACTGGATGGTGATCTGCGCCGGGTTTTCCACGTCGCGCTGCTTGGGCTGGCCGGTGACCTTGATGGGGAAGACGTCGTACTTCAGGCCCGCGGTGTCGCCCTCGGGGAAGATGCAGATGAACCCGGCGGTGTCGCGCGGCAGCAGGGTGCGCACGTCGTTCGACGTGGACGACATGTACAGCGTGATCGAGCTGTCGTCGGCGGTGATACGACCCGGGATCTTCGACACGAAGCGCGTACCCAGGTCCGGGGTGTCCTGCTGGTCCGACGATGTCGCGAAGCCCGACACTGCGGCGATCTCCGCCGTCAGGTCCGAACCGGCGTTCAGCTCCGACCGCGTCGGCGCGTTCTTGTTCGCGATCGTGGACACGAAGTAGTACCGGGTCACGCCCGGCGGGATGTATCGGGTCGTCGCGGTGATCGGGGTGGCGACCATGGGTTACTCCTCGGCCTTCTTCTGGGCGGACTTTGCGCGTGGCCGCGCGGGCTTGTCGGCGGGCGGCTCATCCGCCTCTACCTCGGCGGCTACTTCCTCCGCCGGTTCTTCAACCTGCGCCTCGGCAACCATCTCGGCCTCGGCGGCAAGGGCGTCTGCGACGGCCTTCGCCCTGGCTGCCGCCCGGGCCTCCAGCTCCTCGGCCGGGACCTGCTGCCACCCGGCTGCCGCGTGATGTGGGACCGCTCCGGCGTCGACCTCGATCTCCTGCTCCCGCGGCAGCGACGGATGCCGCATCAGCACAGTGCTCACGGGACCCTCACCACCGCGACAGTCAAAGTGGCGCCCGGCGTGGTGTAGGTGGTGATAGTCGCCAGCCCAGTCGTCGGGCTCGCGTAGATCGGAAGCAGTGGAATCCACGCTGTCTGGCCCGTGGGGATGCTCGGCGACGCGCTGCTGCTGGTCGTGAGGCGCCCGTCGACGAGGACGGGGCAGGCGATGGTGACGGTGACGGCCCCGCCAGTCGCGTTCTTGACGACCAGGAACGTGCCAGTGCCGGTCGCCGCCGTGTCGCCGTTGGCGGACGCGACCATGAGGCCGGTATCGACGAGGCCCACGTTGGGGACGACGTTTGTGACAAGCGCGGTCATCCGCGTACTCCTGTTCTGATTGACGTGTCATCAGCACGCGAGGACGATCCGCGCATGACTGTCCTGAAGTGGTGGCCGGGACGGGAAGCTCTAACGGCCGCTGTACGCGTCGCAGGACACCTCGAACACGACGACTGCCTGCGCACCATCGCTGGTCTGCCCCTGCGTCAGCGAGTGCGAGCCGACCATGGCGCGCATGACCACCCCGCCCAACGTGCGGTCCCGGGCGATGGCCACACCCACAGCCGACAACAACTCGTAAGCCCGCTGGCGGGCTGCGGGTAGATCCGTGGTGCCGCGCAATGCGGCTGCCGCACAGCGGATCGAGAACTGCTCCCGGTCCGGTGCTCCGCCAAGCCCTTCCGTCATCAGCTGGGAATCCGCGTCGGCCTCGCCCTCGGAGCCCGTATAGCCGACCGAGATCACCTCCCGGACGGTTGCCTGCGACGTGGATGGTCCGTCCCGCACCGTCACGCCCTCCAGTTCAGGCGCGGCATTGAACGCGGCGACGAGGGCGTCCATCGCGGCCGGAAGCTTCGATGTCCACGTCACCAGGCACCTCCTGACCTAATCGTGGGAGCCCAGCACGGAATTAATCACCCTGTTCAGGTCGGCCAAGGCCTCCCCTAGTTCGGTTTCCAGTGAGGCCAGCGACGCGCGAGCGTCGGCGACATCCGCAGTCCGCTGGGAGACGCGCTTCTGGGCCACCTGGAGCTGTTCGGCAACGTGCGCCGGTAGACGCCAGTTACGGTTGCTCGCGCTGGGATAAGGCATACCGATCCCCCTTGTTGTCATCAGGCCACCCCCGGCAGCTGCGTATCCAGCAACTCCAGGGCCCGCCGGGGGATCGCGAAACCGCGGCCCGCGACGTAGGGCTCGTTGTCGCCGCCGAGCTGCACGCCCATGGTGCCGCGCTGCGTTTCCCACAGATGCTGCACGATGATCAGGGCAGCGAGCCGGTAGTCCTCTCGGATCACCGTGTCGCCCGCCTGATACGTGACGTCCACGGCGCCGGTGAGTGCAGCGCCGGAGACGACCGTCACCAGGCCCGTCTCGCTATCCACCCGCAAGTTCGCCGTACTCCAGGTCGTGGTGCCGTCCGCCGAGGCGACCGAGGTGAGCGACAGCACCGGAACATTCCGCAGCAGCAACTCCGCGGTCCCCCCACCGACTTCGAATCGGTCGGTGAACGAGCGCCGGACCACCGTCCGCCCCAGCGCCCGCTCCACCGCCCCCGTCGCCGCCCCGATGAACCCGCGCAGCTCGTCATCGTCCGCGGTCTCCGTCGCACCCATGTTGAGCTGGGCGCGCGCACCCGCCAGCGACACAATCCCGCCCGGAACCGCGGGCCGGACATCGAAGACATCCGCATACGCGGTCGTCGGGTTCGCCGTGACCATCCGCCACACGTGGCGGCCAGCCTGCGTCGTCGCATAGTCGACCCGTAGCTTGCCCGTCGCTGCGGGCGGCAAGGTCACCGTCGGCGTCACGGTCGAACCGTCCGGCAAGGTGATCGTCAGCGTGGCCGAGGATGGATTCACCAGAGCGTTCGAAGCGTCGAGGACGTCGACCGCCACCTGGTAGATGCCGCCAAGGTCGATCACGATGAGCCCCCTGCCCGCGCCTTCGCAATCGCCGGAATCCCCTGTCGAGCCAATACGGCCGCGCCCGCTCCGCCGTGCGCCTTCCCCAGCGATGGAGGCGTGTTGACGTTGTCGAACTCGGCAAAGTCGGTCACACCGTCCGAGCGGTGAGCAATCAACTGGAACTCGATATTCGCGTCCCCCACCCACGCCGGACTTGCCAGACTGCGGCGGTTCGTCCACGTGAGCCCATCAGGCGACGTATCCCAGTAGATCGTGCCGCCAGCCTCCCGCACTCGCAGCCACGCGTGATCCGGCGCCGAGTACGGGATGGCGAGCGCAGCCGGATCGAAGAAGCCCGCACGGCTGAACATCACCAACTGGCCCGTCAGTGCCCGCAACTCGAAGCCCAGATCGGTGCCACCCGTGCCGCTCTTGATGAGCACCTGCGCCCACGCCTCCGTCGACGCCCCACCCGCCGCAGGCGGAAACCCGCGCAGATGCACGGACGAGTTGGCGAGTGTGTAGCCGGCGGCCGAGCTGTACGCGTTGAAGCCGGTGTCGCAGGAGACGCGGGCCCGGCCCCCGACCTCGCCGTGGATGCCGAAGCTGTTGGGCCACTTCACGGCATCAATGATGTTGTCGTCGAAGTCGTCGGCAAGGGCGGAGATGAGCATCAGTCACCCCTCTTGCCGGTCAACGGCTACTTGCTCTCGGGCTGCGCCTTGGCGGTGGTCCGCTTCGCGGCGGTCTTCTTCGCGGGGGCCGGGGCCTGGTCCTTGCTGTCGGCGGCCACCTGGTCGCCCCCGGGCTCCTGGCCGTCGGATCCGTCGGGGGTGACCGCCCTGGCCGCGGCCTTCGTCAGCCCGCTGGTCCGCGCCTCAACGTCAGCATCGTCGGGCACGGCCGTCTCGACCTCATCGCCGATGTCGGCGGCCGGGACGGCGAGGCCGGACGCGCACAGGGCCGCCCCCTCGTCATCGGGCAGTTCCATCGTCTCGCCGCGCTTCGGCCACGGAACGCTGTCGCGCGAGCCGGAGATGTCGCCCTTGATTCGGACCTTCACTGTCCTGTCCCTCCTGTGATCAGCGCGGCGTCCCGCATCGCGGCGAGTGCGCTCGTCAGCGCCGTGCGGACCTGCGTGTCGATGGTGGATCCGCCGGACGGGTCCGCGATCGCGGGGCCCCGGCACAGCTGATTGGTGGGCCCGTTGAGCGTGAACTGCGGGCCCCCGGAGCCGCCGGCGATGATGCCCGCCCGGCGCAGCACGCCCAGGATCGAGATGATCGTGGGCCGGGCTACGTCGTCGATCGTGACGCCGCCCGTGGGGTCCGCAATGGCGGGTTGCAGAGTGATCGACGTGGTGGCCGCGTTGTAGCTGTGGCCGAGGTTCAGGCCGGTCGCGCCGCCGAGTACGCCCGCTGCGCGCAGCGCAGCGAGGATCGAGACGGTGGCGGCCCGTCCCTGCGTGTCCGCTGTCGCGCCGCCGGTCGGGTCGGTGACGGCCGCGCCGTGCACCCACTGGCCAGTCGCCTGGTTGAGCTGCTTCGGCTGGGGCATGTGCTCTCCTTCGGATGAGGGGCCGCGCCGTCTGGGACGACACGGCCCCCGACGTCCGCGACCGGTTAGCTTGCACCACCGACGAACGTTTTGACGGCCCCGGTCAAGTCCACCAGGGCGCCGTCCGCGCGCATCAGCGCCCGGAAGGTGACCATGTCGCTGTTGAAGGCGAACTCGTCGGAGCGCTCGAAGCGGATGCCGCCGCCCGCGAGACGGACGAAGTACTGCGACATGTCGCCGAAGATCAGGCTCTTCGCCGACAGCGCGACGGCCGCCACGTTCGGGTCCATGAGGACAGGCTTGCCGAGGATCATGTCCGGGGCGCCTGCCTGGAGACCGGGCTGCCACAGGTACTGGCCCGTCGTGTCCTTGAGCTTCCGCAGGGCTGCGATGGACGAGTCCGCCATCATCCACACCGCGGCGGTGGAACGCCGGTAAGGGGCGATCACGCTGAAGAACAGGTCGATGACGTTGTCGGCGGTGAACGCGCCGGTCACGCCGGTGCCGCCGGTCACGCCCGTGGTCGCGTCGGTGACAACACCACGCGGCTGGCCCGTGCCGGTGCCGGTGATGGCGTGCGCGCCGAAGGCATTGCCGAGCGCCCTGCCCGCCTGCATGGCGAGGTAGCCCTCCAGGTCGACGCCCGTGTCGTCCAGGAGCTCCCTGCTCACCTGGATGAGCGCGCCATACTTGTAGGCGCCGAGCGAGATCTGGCCGAACGTCGGCTCCGAGGTGCCGATCGTGCCGCCCTCGGTGACGATCGCGCCCGAGCTGTGCGCGGTGGTCTTCGGGACCTGGATGGTCTCGCCCGAGTCCGTGTTCAGGACCGTCGCACCGGACTGGAGGATCGCGCTGGTCTGGATCAGGTGCGCGATCAGCCGGTCGTAGAACGACGTCGGGACAGTGTTGCCGCCCGCCGCCGCCGCGCCCTTGGTGAGGCTACGGAAGTCGATCGGCCCCGACGGCTTCACGTCGAAGAACCGGCCGCCGCCCTCGCCCCGCATCCACGCGCGCAGCTCGCCCTGGTCCTGGGGTGCCTGCCCCGCCGGAGCACCGCCCTGGCGCTGGCCGCCGCCGGAGCCGGATCCGCCGCCCTGCCCGCCGGCCAGCCTGTCGAACGCGGCGTCCGCGTCCTTCGAGCGCTGCGCGGTGTCGATCGCCGACTTGATGCGCGCGTCGAGCTTGTCCAGCTCCTCGTTCAGCGCGTCCCACGTACCCTGCTCTTCCGCGGCGAAGGCCCTGTTCTCCTCAGCCGCCTTGTCCGCCAGGCCCTTGGCCTGCTCCCAGACGTTGGCGCGGCGCTCACGCAGCCGCTGAATCATGTCCGACATGGATGGACTCCCGTCCGATCGAATTCGATCTCGACCGGAAGCCCTCGCGGTCCCGCACCCCTTGGGGTGCCGGCGGCCGGCGCCTGTGCGCAACCGGCGGTCCGCTGATCCCTCTCCGTGTCACACGCAGCCCGTTGTGTGCTTCACCGCACCCAGCGCGGACACCGACCGGGGTGAGCCCAAGTCGGTGTCGTGACAGTGCGGATACGCGGTCCAGGACGTCATGCCGCCCCCAGTTACGGGGGACCTGGTGGTGCACTTCATACACAGCCCCAGGTGGGGTCAGGTGTACGGGTCTTCCTTACGCGCCAGCAGCTGAGCTGCGGCCGCCGGGCCGAACATGCCCTTCTTTGGGGCCCTGACCGGCGCGGGTCCGTCCGTGCGGACGAAGAACTTGCGCAGCTCGTCAGCCTGCGCCATCGACCGGACTTCCTCGAGGTCGGCATCGAACTTGGAGGCCAGCGAGCGGAGACCGGCCGACGTGTCGTTGTAGGCGGGCGTGTTCACCGGGGCGACGTCGACGAGCTGGACGCCGGTGAGGCGCCGCAGCGGATAGCCCTGGTCGGTGGTCGTCCAGTCGTCGCTGACCGTGCGGAACGCGAACGAGCTCTTGCGGACGTCCCCTCGTTCGACCAGCTCGACGACGTAGCCCATCGCCTTGGGCGGCAGGACGTCGTAGGCGAGCCCATACTGGTCCAGGGACATGCGCAGCGTGCCGGCCGCAGTCGTGCCGAGCAGCTGGTTGTCGTCGTGGTTGTAGCGGGCGATCACGTCGGGCCAGCCGTCACCGCGGCTCTGATTGAAGGCGATCGGGTCGACCACCTCAATGAAGCCGCCCAGGTTCTTCGACTGGCGGTTGAAACTGGCCGCGTAGCCGCCGATGCGCTTCTCGCCATTGTCGGCGCGCAGTTCGGCCTTGCCGGTGTCGCCGGAGGTGTAGCGGCGCTCGATGTCCACGGTGCCTCCAACGGCGCTCGCTGTGGTGGTGCGCTGGTCAGGCATCTCTTTCCTTCCTGCCGACCAGCCGCAGCCGGTCCTGGTCCTGATTACTGCGGATTGTGGGGGGCGTGATCGAAACTCCGGCCGCGATCGGCAACGGGGTGTAGTCCTGGCCCTCACCGTTGGGCAGGGGCGGCATGTTCTCCTTGTTACGGATCTCGTCGATGTTCATGCCACCGATGAGGCGCGCCTTCTCGTAGATCCCCCACCGGGTCAGCGGGTCCAGGCGGATCAGCGCGTCGGCGTCGAAACGGACGCACTGTCCGCGCGGGGTGAGCATCGACAAGTGCGACTCCACTTTGCTCATCCACGGCAGCAGGGTCAGCTGAATCAGCTCGATCTCGCGCTGCTCTGGGCTGCTGTAGGACATCGAGCCGCCGGTCTCGCCACCGATCAGCTCAGGCGGCACGCCGTAGATCGCACCGAGCTGGGTCGCGCCGAGCTTCAACGTGGCGATGAACTGCGCCTCATACGCGGGGACTGTGATCGCGGTGTAGTCCCAGTCCGCGCCGTGCACGATCGGCTGCCGGGACCGGATCGCCTCGACCAGGCGCGCCTTGATGACGGCGGCATCCTTCTGGTCGACCGTCTTGCTGTTGTTCTTGAACGTCCCCGGGGGCACCCCGCCGGTGGCATGCCAGGCCTCCATGTACTCCTGAGCGGCCAGGTTCGTGTTCGCCATCGACGCGAACGCGCCGATCGGCGAAAGGCCCAGGATCTTGCCCGGGAGCGTGAACCACGGGATATGCACGATGTCGTTCGGGTCGACCCGGCGCCCGAGGACGTACCAGATCGGGTTGACGAACGAGCCCTCGCCGGACGGCATCGAATCGACGACCTGCACCCAGTCCATCGGCAGCCATTCGACCTGCGTCGGGTACTCGTAGTAGTCCCGCGCGGTCACGTACCCGACGGCGTTGCCCCGGTAGACCATCGACAAGACGGCCCGCCAGATCCAGTCGTTGAGGTTCCCCTGCGTCGACGGGCTCGCAAACAGGGAGCTGAGCGGCAGGCTCTGCACCGTGTTCCCGGTCTCCCGGAACTGGCGCAGCGGCGCCGCCGCCAAGTTGCTCGCCAGCAGCCGGCCCGCCGCATATACGGGCGCCAGCCGCAGCACCCGGTCGACGCTGACGGACGACGAGCCGGACGGCCCGCCCTGACTCCAGGGAACGTCCGTGATGGCGCGCTTCTCGATGCTGGACCGCGACTCGACACCCACGAGCCATGCGCCGGCGTCGCGGAAGCCGCGCACCGCGAGGCCGAGCCGGCGCCCCCAGGTGGCGCGCGCCGTCGCGCGCCATGTCCTCGCCGACTGGCCGCGCGCGTCCATCCATGTATCGCCGACGAGGATCGGTCCCCCGTCATCGGAGGACCGAGACGGCTTCCGCTGGGGCCAGAACTTCACGCGATCGCCTACCAATCCCCATCGTCGGGTTCGTAGTTGGCGATCCAGAAACCGACCCGGCGACGCAGGTCGTAGATGCGCTCTGCGCGGGCCCGCCGCCAGCGAGTACGCCACGGAAGCCGTGTCGGCACGTATGGCGCAGGCGGCTCCATGCCGGGCGGCAACGGTAGACCGGCGTCGAGCAGCTGCTCTGCCGTCACCGGCACGTATGCGCCGAACTTCTTCACCTGAAGCTGCTCGTAGTCCATGTGCGCCACCTCCCTAGAAGATCGATTCGAGAACGTCGTACTGGCTGCCCTCAAGCAGATGAGATCGGGTCATGTAGGACCAGCGGGCCAGCGTCATCGCCACCAGCGGGCTGATGTCGCCCTCCACACCCTTCGTCGTCCACGCGATCGTCTCGCCGGTCTGACGCGTCTTCGCCGAAGCCACCGCCACATCCAGATGCCGGTTCGGGACCACCCGGAAGCTCTCTTCGCGCACGGCCTCGAGTAGCTGCCCGGCAGCCGCAGCCATATCGACCGCGTTCGTCACCGCGAGATCCCCGGCCTTCGGAGCATCCGGATCCTCCGGCCGGTGGAACCCCGCGGCGTCCAAGGCCGTCTCCAGAAACGCGTGCGTCCCGCGACCCATCGCGATCGAGATCGGGCCGAGCGTTTCCCGCAACTCGATCAGCCGCGGGACCAGCCACTTCGTGCCCGGCCGATAGTCCGCCAACTGCGTATGCCCCAACCCGTCGACGCGGACCCCGTACACCTGCACCGCGGCGTAGTCCCGCAGCGGGCTGATATCCAGGCCGATCGCCACACCCGAGTCCCTGTCCCGCTGCGACCCCGCATCCGCCAGAGACGCCCACACCCCAGCATCGATCACAGCGTTGCCCTGGCTCTTCCGCGGCCACACCCCGAGGCGCTCCCGCGCGAAGCCGGCGTCACCCATCGAGCGGCGCTCCCGCAGGACCGCCTCCTCCGACAGCCGGTAACCGAGCGCCGGATTCGAAGCCGCCCACAGCTGCCGGTCGTCGAGGTCGATGGCGTCCAAGTGGTCGAGGTCGCCCGCGATGCCCCAGTCCCGCCAGCCGAAGCTGTCGTCGCCGCCGGCCTCCGCCCGCGCGTGCAGCGCGAACATCACCTCGCCGGAGCCGTCGTCGCCATCGAGCGGTGGCGAAGACGTGTAAACGATCTGCGGATTCGGGCGGGCCGACATCGTCGGCATCAGCGCGTCCTGCTGAATCGCGGTATACGCGAACGCCTCGTCGATGAGGTTGCAGTCACCGGAGAACCCGCGGCCCGAACCCTTGGACCGGGCAATGAACTTCACGCGCGCCCCGGTATCGAGACGCTCGAAGCTCTCCTCGCCGTTCGTGTTGATGACCTTGATGTGGACGCCGTCGACGTCGATCAGGTTGTCCGACAGCGGTTCGCCGAGGCCCTTCAGCACCGCTTTGAACCGGCGGAAGCCCTCCATGGCGGTCTTGTACTCGTGAGCGCTCCACATGATCAGCCGCTCGTCGAGCAAGAAGAGGCCCGCCAACGCGCGGGCTTCGAGGATCGCGCCCTTGCCGTTCTGCCTCGCCACGATCTCGCCATACTCGAAGCACGACCACTTGCCATCCTCGCGCACCGACAGCATCAGCTCGATCGAATCCGCCTGCCACGGATCCAGCACCAGGCCGGCCCGCTTCGCAAGTTCCACCGCCTCCTCGCCCAGCGAGATTGCCGACGGCGGAACGCACTCAACCCGAGGCTTGGCCGCGCCTCTTAGCGATGCGCGCCGAGAGATCCGAGACACCCGCACCCCCCGCCTTCGGCACCGCAGCCGGCACCGAACCCTTCGACGCCTGCCGAATCTCCGCCACAAGCCCCCGAAGAGCGGTCTGCTGCTGCCGGGCTTCCGCGAGAAGCGGCCCGATTGCCGGAGATTCACCCTCGTCGTCACCGTCATCCGCCTTGACCGGCGAACAGGCGCGCTGGAGAATGGAGTTGAGCCAATCGAGCCGGTCAGCGGTACGGCAGGCCTCCTCCAGAAGCACCAAGTGCGCCGGAGTCAGAGAGCCAGAGGCCGTCTCATCCCGCCAGAGCCGAGCACCGCGGACACCAAGGGCGACCGGGAAATCTGAACCCATCCCCCACCACCCCATGATCATCGAGCCCTGTAATCCGTTACGGGGGGAGAGGACTTTTAGGTGTGGGCGGGGTCAAAACAAGATCAAACTAAAAAAACGATCTTGATCTCCACCAGCACATTCCCGCAGGTCAGAGCCTTGCGAGCGCTTCATCCAGGGGGCGAGTGCCCTTGCGCACATTGCAGAGGAAGTGCGCAAGCCAGATGTTGGCTCGGGTGTCATCTCCCCCACCCGCGAGCGGCACTATGTGGTCGATCGTCGGGGCGTGGGGGTGTGGGACGGGCTCGCCCATGGCGACCGCCTGGCCGCACAACTGGCATCTGTAGCCATCCCGCTCGGCTATCTCGTTCAGCGTGTACGGCTCACTCTTGGCGGCATAGAGGGCGGCGCGACGCCTGCGTTCCTTAGTGCGACGTGTCTCACGTCGACGCTCGGGCCTGCACTCCACACAGACTGCGATGCTGCCGAAGCTGCGCACTTCGGCCCCACAGTCGACGCAAGGGCGAGCCTTGATCTTCATAGGATCGAGCACCCTTGCCCTGGTAGCGCAGTGCTTAGAGCAGTAGGCGGCCGTAGCCACCATGCTGGCAAAGGGCACCTGGCACACCAGGCAGGCGAGCTGCCTGATCGTGCGAGCGCGACAATCGTTGCATGTCCTCGCACCCGCTGGCAGCGAGGTGCGTCCACCCCATATCCGCTTCCCGCACCGAGCGCACGCAGCCGAATTGGTCCTGCGTTCTGGACTGTAGGACCGGTCTCGACTTGCGTCTTGCTTGCGTCGGTAACTGCGCCGACAGTCGCTGCAACGTAGAGGCAGCCGACCTCGCACACCCGTTGCTACCCGGAGGCAGCCACAATCCACGCAGACATAGGGGCGTTCACTCAACACGAGTTCTCCTGGGAATGCGGAAGCCCCGAGCCAGGAGACTCGGGGCTTCCTGCCTGCGGTAGCTGGCCGCAGGGTGTCTATGGGGGGTGGGCTGTCAGAGCCCTGACGCCTGGACCGTGAAGCGTGGCTTCGGTCTGGCGCGCATCTTGTTGGACTTGCG